GTAAGTGAAGGATTCACAAGATTGCGCTGCTGAAGTGCTCTCTGCCAGGATTTAGCAATTCGCCACAGACAGGTCGCGGGTCATCCGTAGCGTCGCCGCCAGCCGTCGCTGCACCACCGAGCACAACCGGTGCGTCATCGGGGATCATGAAAAGAACGAGAATAGTGCCTTCGTCAGCACCAACGCCAAGCGCACCAGTCATCAGGTGAATCGCGACGCCGTTATGCGGCTAGGCAACGTAGAGATTGGCTGTGAGGCTATGCCGCGCAATAACGATGCGAAGGAAGTCGGCGTACAGTGACGTTGCTCACGACGAAGGAGATTTTCCGCCTCCAACAAGTCCACACTTCAAGCAGCTACGGGCTAACGCCCAGTATGCTGGCATTCAGAAGCTCCTTTTCGCCTGTAACACGCCGGGCCTCTGTGACCTTGGTTTCGGAAAAGGGACGGGCCGCAGAGGTCAAGCTGCCTTACTGCCTTTCCGCAGCTGCAGCTCCTCGTACGTCCACACTCCTTGCGCCTTACGATTCCCGCCTCGATCCACCGAGTGGTGCCCGCGAAGATTTCCGAGGGTCGCTTGTTCCGTACTGTGCCCAGCTCGCGAACATCGCCACTTTGAACTTTTCGGCCGTCTGTTGAAGACATTCTTCCAAGTAATTGACGATCACAACCAGCGCTAAGCAATGCAATGAATTGAAGACTTGATCCTTTGTCGTTTTAGCTTCGGCACCCTGTGACCGCACGATATTGGCTCTATGGAACGATAATGACTTTTTATAGTCAATTCTCGTCATACGCGATGGGTTATTCACAGATGCGTAACTTTGACCCGATCTGAAGTTATTTTTTCCTTGACTCAATTAGTTGATTAAGATTCTATGCCGAAGAATGCTATTGAATCAACAGATGTTAACAATTGCTGTATTGAGCCCGTAACATTGAAGGGTTGATCTTCTCACAGACTGCGTAGTGTTGGCCTTATTCCACACTGCAGCGGGTGCCGGCTTCAATTTCAAGGGGAGGAGCGATGGCCACCTTCAGCTATCCGGGTGTGTACATTGAGGAGGTTCCCAGTGGGGTTCACACAATAACTGGCGTCGCCACATCGATCGCAGCGTTTGTGGGATGGGCAAACATGGGCCCGACCGATCATGCGGTGCTGGTTCAAAGCTGGTCCGAGTTTGCCAATCAGTTCGGTGGAGTGACCAATAACGGCGGACAGCCGAACTACCTCGGTTACGCGGTCAACCAGTTTTTTAACAACGGCGGCAGCCAGGCCTATATCATCCGACTCGTGGCAAACGCCACGGTGGTCGCTGCCAATCCGTCCGACAAGGCCGCGGGTTTGATTGGCTCATCGAAGCAAGTCTCGAAGGTTCCCTACTTTACTCGTCTCGCCTTTTCCCAAACTGGAAATCTTCCTAGACTATCGCTGCACTTTGATTGGGAGGTGGGTCTCGCTTATGGCACGGCGAATTCTTATTCTCCACAATCACGACTTTTCTCCTCAACCTTACCTGCACCTGTTTAGCGGATTTGACGTACTGCAGCTGGAGCAGAGCAAGCTTCAGCTGGATCGGTTGACCCAACAGCGGTTCGATCTGATCGCTCCGATGGTCGCGGATGACGCACCCTGGCTGGATGATCTGCTCCAAAAGATTCGCGACAAGCCAATCGCCGTGCCGGTTTTCCCGATTCTTTCCACTGAGACTGGTGCGGAGCTCCTTAGGCTGGTTTCGGAAGTTGCGGCAGATTTCGCGGTCTGGCCAACCCGTGCTTGTGAGGTACAGCAGCGGCTCCTGAGAATCGTCGGGCGGCCACAAGCGGATGTCGATTTGGTGAGCGACAGGCTTACTGAAGAACTCGGCCTGGCAATGCTGGTCGGCAAGGATCCTGCGTTTCTTGACCTCATCGCAAAAGTTCGACTGGTAGCACGCAGTGATAGTCCCGTGCTGATTACCGGCGAAACCGGAACCGGCAAGGAGCTGAGCGCGCGCGCGATTCATCACTTGAGTCGAAGAAGGAGCAACCCTTTTATCGCGGTCGATTGCGGCGCCTTTCCGGAGCACCTTTTCGAAAACGAGATGTTTGGTCACACGCGGGGCGCGTTCACCGACGCTCATCGCGACCAGCGAGGGCTGATCGCGATGGCTGAGGGCGGCACGCTGTTCCTCGACGAGGTCGACTCGCTGGCGCCTTCCTCACAGGCCAAACTCTTGCGATTCCTCCAGGAACACACCTATCGCCCACTGGGCTCCGACAAATTCCTTCACGCCGAGGTCAACGTCCTCGCTGCCAGTAATCGCGACCTCGAACAGCTCGTCAGTGAGCATCGATTCCGCGCCGACCTGTTCTTTCGCCTCAATGTGCTGCGCTTGCACATGATTCCGCTGCGTGACCGCAAGAGTGACATTCCGATTCTCGCCCAGCACTTTCTCAAGTTGATCTGTGCCGAACGTTCCTACGCACCGAGACCGATCACGACCGCCGCGATCGAGGCGCTGATGCGCATGGAATGGCGCGGAAACGTCCGCGAACTCTACAACGTTATTAATCGCGCCGTCATTCTCGCCCTGGGCCGTCAGATTGTGCCCGCCGACGTTTCTCCTTCAGCCGAGGGCTCCGCCGATGCCGCGGCGCTCAATCCCGAGGGATTCAGGCAGGCGCGTGCGCATGCAATCGAAGCCTTCGAGCGCAACTATGTGCTCGATACCCTGCGCAAGCATCACGGTAACATCACGCAGTCTGCACGTTATGCGCATCAGGATCGCCGTGCCTTCGGACGGCTGGTCAAACGTTACGGAATTGATCGCAACTCCATCTAGGCAACAATTCCGCGCTCGCTTCGAGAATCGGCCGATGAGCGCAGTCAGCGTTTCATCTGACGCTTCACCCGCATAGCGGGTGCGATCAAAAACGCCCACCTCCCACCGGATTCGTCCCACTGCACTTTTGCTCCGATTCCCATAGTGCTTTTGCGAGCGCCCCCTCCTCGGATCCGCTGCCGCAGGTGGGATTCGGAGGTCCCACCCGCGGCGATTCTTCAGAATGAAAGCTCAAATGAGTCCGACTGTTTCCTTTGCCAGTGATGATGGATCGGGAGTTGCTGTTGTCGCGCTTCATATTGGTTGCTGAACCAAAACTCAACGACACCGTGGTGAAAGAGGTCTTGGACTACTTTCTTCGGAATCCCAAAGCCGCTGATAGCCTTGAAGGTATTACACGATGGCGCCTGCTCGACGAGGCGATCCGCCGAAAGGTAACTGAGACGCAACAGGCGCTCGATTGGCTGGTGCGACGCAAGTTCCTCAAGAAGACCACGGTGCCCGGCAAAGAGCCTGTCTTCAGTTTGAATCGCGACAAACTAGCCGAAGCTGAGGCATTCGTGGCCGGCGACTCTGCGCCAGCAAAGATCCGGAAGCGATAAGTGGCCAACTACAACTCATTGGCGGCCGCGGGGAAAAGCATCGAACGCATGCTTACTGCAGGATTCGCGGAAAATCCTGTCCCGGTCGACGGCCGAACCACGCGCGCGTTCCTGGTCCGCACCGAGGATTTCGATCAAACCTCGGTATCGTCGATCATCGCCCGTCCTGCCTTGTCCGTCTTTCTTTATCGTGTCGATTTCAACAAGACGATGCGGGCGGCCTGGTCGCAGGTGACTGCCCACGATGGCCTGCCGCATCTGCCGCTGGATTTGCACTTCCTGATGACGCCGTGGGCCGACAATGCCGAGGCTGAGAGCGCGATCCTGGGCCGTGCGCTGCAGATCCTCGATTCCAATCCGATTTTGAGCGGACCACTGCTGCATCAAGGCGGCGGATGGCAGCCAAATGAAGCGGTGCATCTGCTGATGGACGAAATGTCCACCGAAGCGGTGATGCGCACCTTCGATTCATTGCCGACCGACTATCGTATCAGCGTTCCCTACATCGCACGGATGATCAGGCTTGACGGGCGGCAGGCATCACCTTCACCCGACGTTACGACACTTATCAAAGGAGCGATGCCGGCGCCGTGAACGAATTCCTGCCGCAAGTATTCGTAGAAAAGATCGAGCGGCTGGTGCTCGGAATCGAGCCGACCGATGCGCTACGTGGCGCTCGAATCGCGCATCCGATTGACCTGGTGATCGATGGCACGCCTTATCCGCCGGGAGAAGCGTCGTGGGAATCGTTGGCGGGAATGCCCGACCCGATTGGGACACTGGCTAAAATCCCTCGTCATAATTCCTGCCGGCACGCCCTTATCTTCAAACCGGGGGTCAAGTCGCCAATCGCAATCCGTATGTACGATCGCGAGCGCAGATTCGTCCCACGGCGGATCATCTATCCGATTCCGGCCGACATTCACACTCCTGCCCCGCCCTCGCGGGTGAGGCGTCCGGCACTTTTCCCCGGTGCTGCCTACGCGATCAGCGAAAGCGTCACAGGCCTGCGCGGGAGAGTAACCTGGAGTCAACCGACGGCAAATGAAGTGCCGGCACGCTGGGTCCGCGTCGACGCCCGCATCGAAGCAAACTTGGTAGGCCGCGCGTATGGCGACGACCGCGGCGAATTCCTGTTGGTGCTCGACAGCGAGGCCGCCGGCCTTGGTGATTTGCCGTCACCCCTGGCTGTGCAAGTGACGGTATTCGGACCGGCAGCGCCGCTTCCGATTTCGCCGCAGGATCCGTTCAGCGACCTTCCACTAGAAACACTGGCCGCGGATCCCGACGATGTTTCCCCGGGCGAGAAACTTCCGCCCGGTTACGCCGCGACCGCTCACAGCAGTCGTGTGGTCAATTTCGAGCTCGGCAAGCTTCTGACCAATCAGGACAAATTTTTCTTCAATCCATAGACACGAGAACACGCAAGGAGCCGTACGATGGCCGAATATCTGGCGCCGGGAGTTTACGTAGAGGAAGTCAGCTTCCGTTCCAAATCGATCGAGGGTGTCCCGACCAGCACCACCGGTTTCGCCGGCATGACTCGATTCGGCCCGGTGCGGTATCCAAATGGACCGTCGACCAACACGCCGCGGCTCGTCACCAGCTTCACCGAATTCGAGAGTGTATACGGCGGTTTGGAAGTCTTGCACGCCCCGACCGAGGCCGACGAACGGCTGTGCTATGTCGCCCACGCCGCGCGAGCTTTCTTCCTAAACGGCGGGACCCGCCTCTACATCTCGCGGGTATTCGCACCACGCGGCGTGGATCCCAACTTCGACTACGGTGTGGCCAGCTTGCCGATTTCGGTTAGTGGAACGACCGCGACCTGGACTGCGCGATGGCCGGGCGCCTATGGCAATGCGTGGGTCAGCGTCCAGGTCACCCGCAGCAAGAACGCCGCTTATCGGGCCGCGAACTTTGGCGGCCTGGTGCAAGTAAATGGAGCCAAGGAGGGTTCGATCGTCGAAGTGATCGCCGGCGGCACTCCGCCGTCGGGCAGCGATCCGCTGACCCTCGCCAATCTCGCTCAAGTGTCCATCGATCCAAACGATGGGCATCAGATTTTCAATCGCGGCGGCGCCGCTTTCCTCCCCGCCAACACCGACATCATCCAGAACGTGCAGCTCCGCGTAATAATCACGACCGACGATCAGAACAGCAAGATGTACGACGCGCTCGACGCGGTGCCTGGTACCAAGCGGTACATCGGAAAGATTCTGCAGGCGGACAACCCGGAAGATGAAAACGCCGTGGTTTTCCTCAAGTGGGATCCGAGCGCTGCGGTCGGCAACGACGTAGGCGCGAACCTGATGGTCGCACTGCAGGCGAACGCCAACAAACGCCTGACAGGAGGTCATGATGGCGTAGTGGTCGCACCCAGCGATCTCGCCGGCCAGGATGCCGATCCCGATGACGTTACAAAGACCGCAACCGGCCTCGCCGCGCTCGGCGAGATCGACGACATCGCGATCGTGGCTCTTCCGGACGGCGGGGCCTACGACGATGTAACCGACTCACAAGCGGCGGCCGACTCGCTGATAACTCACGCGGAACAGCTTCGGTATCGAATCGCGGTGGTCGATCCGCCGCCGGGCTGCTCGATGACGAATATCCGAAGTTTCCGCGGTCAGTTCGATAGCGAGTACGCCGCCCTCTATCATCCGTGGATCGAGATTCTCGATCCTACTGAGCGACCCGCGCAGGGAGCGCCGCCGCAGAGACTGTTGCTGCCGCCGTCGGGTTTTGTCACCGGAATTTACGCGCGCAGTGACATAGCACGTGGAGTCTACAAGGCACCGGCAAATGAAGTCGTGCTTGGCCTGACGAAGTTCGAAATCAACATCAATAAGCCACGCCAGGATGTGCTCAATCCTGAAGGCATCAATGCTCTGCGCTTTTTCGAGGGACGCGGAAATCGCGTCTGGGGAGCACGCACGATGAGCTCCGACCCCGAGTGGAAGTACGTCAATGTGCGCCGGCTCTTCATCTACCTCGAGCATTCAATTGACAAAGGCACGCAGTGGGCCGTGTTCGAGCCGAACAACGAGCGGTTGTGGGCCAACATCCGCAGCACGATCGAAGACTTCCTGCTGGTGCAGTGGAAGCAGGGAGCCCTGATGGGAAGCAAGCCTGAAGAGGCGTTCTTTGTCAGATGCGATCGGACGACAATGACCCAGAACGATCTCGACAACGGCCGCCTTATCTGTCTGATCGGTGTCGCTCCGACCTACCCGGCGGAATTTGTGATCTTCCGCATCGGCCAGTGGACGGCGGATTCCCAGAGCTAACAGATAGCCAACATCGAAATGGAGGGAGCCGACTATGGCGACCTATCGCGACAATCCTTACGGGGCGTTCAACTTCCTGGTAGCGCTCGGCGGCGCCCAGGGTAGCGGCCAGGAAGGAACTATCATCGGCGGATTTTCCGACGTCTCTGGACTGGGGTTCGAGGTCAACTATTCGGACTATCGGAACGGAAACGAAATGGTGAATACGGTCCGGCATATTCCCAACAGCTTCAAGAACGATGAGATCACGCTCAAGCGCGGCGTGGTGGGCTCGGACGATCTGTTCGCGTGGCTCAAAGGCGTGCGCGACGGCACGGCGGATCCGCGCACGGTCACCATCACCCTGCTCGACGAAGCGCGCAACGCGGTCGCGACCTTCAAGCTGCAGAAAGCACAGCCGAAGAAGTGGACTGGTCCTACGCTCGCGGCCAAGGGCGGCGGCGAAGTCGCGATGGAAGAACTGCATCTGGTGCACGAGGGAATCGAGTACCAATAAGGAGCACCTGATTGGCAGCTTCTCCCAGCTTCCCAGTGGTTCTCGGCGCGCCCGGAATTTACCGCACCACCGAGGAACCGATTCGCACCCTGACCGGGGCGCGGATGGATGTGTGCGCGTTCGTCGGAGTCGCGCCGCGCGGGCCCGCGCGGGTGCCGTTCTTCATGGAAGATTGGGCTCCGCAACCGTGCAGCGAAGGGCAGACGGTTACGCAATCGATTCCGGTCGCGGTCGAGAGTTGGACCGAATACCAAAAATACTTCGGCGCCTTTGAAGGCCCAGGATCGCTGCCGTATGCGGTGGCGTCGTTCTTCGAAAACGGCGGCCGCCGCGCCTACATCGTCCGGATAGTTCATCAGTATGTAAAGCCCGACGGCACTCCCGACGATGCAAAAAATCAGCAAGGCGTGGCGCGAGCGAATTTCTCAGGACTGAACGCCACCGGCAATCGCCAAGTCTGGATTCGCGCCCGTAACGAAGGCGCGTGGGGCAACGCGCTCAGTACGACGCTCTCGTTTACCACAAGCGCGCTCGCGCTTTCGGCGCAGGATTTCTTCCCTAACCGGATTCGCGTCCCGGCAGGGCTCAAGATTTATCCCGGCGCGACCTTACGGCTGGCGCTGGGAGGCGGAGTCAGGGCGATTCGCCGAGTTGAGACCGTCAACGATGACTGGAATCCCGCCGATGGCTCGCGCCAGCGCTGGGCGTGGTTTGATCTGCCGACCGGCACGCCCGCCGAGGGAGCGGAGTTGGTCGAAGGCACGCTTGACATCGATGATGGCGTGAATCCGACAGAGACCCATGATCATCTCGGGCTTTCGTCGAACCATCCGCGTTGGATAGCCGCGGTGCTGGTCAACGAATCCGATCTCGTCCTGCCTTGCGACAATCCAAACCTGCCAGGCAGTGATCCGCTGGGCTATTGGCTCGATTCCAACCTCGAGATTGATCCATCGCTCGCTGCCTGCACTGCAACGAATTTCATTGGCGGTGAAGATCGCTTCGCGGACATTACCCCTGACGATTTCTTCGATGACAACTGGGTGTTCGGCGATGATTGTCCGGGAAGCGGAATTCATTCACTTACTGATCTCGATGATCTCTCGATAGTGGTCGCGCCGGATCTCTATTCGCCCGGTCCACTGGCGCCGATCGAACTCATAACCGCACCAACGAGTTTCGCGGGGCCCGAGTTCTCTGAATGCATCGCGCCGGTGCCGGCTCCGCCACAGGGCCCGCCAACGCAGGATCTGACCGGGCTGCGACTCGATCCCGACCAGGATCTCGACACGATAGCGGCGCTTCAGCGGCGCATGACTGATTTGGCGGATCAGCTCGAAGCGTTCATTGTGCTGCTTGATGTGCCGCCCGGTCTGAGTCAGCGGCGCATGCTCTACTGGCGCGCCAGGTTCGACAGCGCTTACGCCGCCGCCTATCACCCCTGGCTCAACGTAGCTCGCACCGATGATCAGCGTGATTCGCTAATCGCAGTAAATCCGTCGGCGATCGCTGCCGGAATAATCGCGTTGCGGGAGAGCCAGTTCGGTGTCCCCTACGGACCCGCCAACGTGATTGCTGCCGGAGTGGTCGATGCGGTGGATCATGTATCTCCGCAGCGCCACGACGAACTGCATCAGAGTGCGATCAATGTATACATCCCGGAGCGCGACGGCGTCCGGCTGACCGCGGCACGTACACTCGCGCTCGACCAGACCTGGCGCCAGTTGAATGTGCGGCGGCTGGTCACAATGCTTCGCCGCGTGCTTTACCGCCAGATGCAGTGGGCGGTATTCGAGCCGAATAACCCGCAGCTTCGCTTTCAGCTCTCGCGGATGCTCGAAGCCTATCTGCGTCAGCTCTACCGGGCCAACGCCTTTACGGGTGCGACTGAAGCCCAGGCCTACTTCGTCAAGTGCGACGACAAGCTGAATCCTCCGTCGGTTCAGCAGCAGGGCCAGGTGATTGCTCAGGTTGGTATCGCACCGGCAGAACCGTTGGAATTCATCGTACTTAACATCGCGCGTGACGGTGATTTCTCGTTGACTGTGGAGGAAGGCTGATGGCGGCATTTAGCGCATCGGCATCGCTCAGTCTCGGTTTCAACGCCGGCGGCAACAATCAGAGCGAAGGTCTCGCGAGCACTTTCAATTTTCGAATCACGCTCAATCGCAGCGATGGCAGCTCTCCGCCGCTCGGCGATGGCGGCTTTCAGGATTGCAGCGGCCTGCAGATCGAAATGGATGTGCAGGAACTCCAGGAGGGCGGCCGCAACGACGGCGTGGTCAAGCAAGTTGGGCGCGGCAAGTACACCAACATCGTGCTCAAGCGCGGGATGCTGTTCCCTGCCGGCGGCACGATTGAAAACGAACTGTGGAGCTGGATCCAGGATGTGCTCAGCGGAGTGCGTCCAGTCGCGCGCTATGACGGTGTCATCGAGGTCCTGTCGAATGACGGCAATGACACGGTTGCGACGTGGGTTTTCGATCGCGGCCTGCCGGCGAAAATCGCTGGGCCCCAGCTCAACGCCAAGACCGGCGACATCGCGATCGAAGAGTTGACGATCGCTCACGAAGGACTACGGCTGAAGATTTGATCGATGTCTGATCTGAAGAAAGCCACGCTGATGGAAATCTCCGCGGATGCGAGCGCCAATCCGGTGCCGGGTACGGAGGTTGCCGTCCAATTCAACCCGGCTTCGCTGAAGCTCGATCTGGCCAACCGGATTGAGGGAGGAGATACGCGGGGGCGTCAGAATCGCCAGTATCTCGGTAAGACCTCGACCACGCTGTCATTCGATCTGCATTTCGACACGGCGGACCAGGGGACCACCGATGCTCCGGTTTCGGTTCGCACTCTGACTGCAGCGGTGGAGCGGTTCGTTCTTCCCAAGGGCCAGGGCAATACCAAGGAGAAGCCGCCCAAAGCACGCTTTCATTGGGATGAACTGATCATCGACGGAATCATCGAAAGCGTCTCGATCGATTTCGATCTGTTCGCCGCCAACGGCACGCCCCTGCGGGCCAAGATGGGCGTGTCGATCAAAGAGCAGGACGCCAAGTACGAGTTGCTCCAGACCGGTCCGGGCGCAAATCAGCCAGGGAACGCCACTCCGCCCGGAGCGCCAGGCACCGGACCGGGCAGCATCGGAGGAGCGTCGACCAACAGCAGCGCGTTCGCCCTGGCCGGTGAGTCTGCGGCGGAGTTCACGGCGCGGATGGGTCTCGATCCGGCTGCATGGCGCGGAGTTGCGGCTCAGATTGGCGCCGCCAGTTCGCTTTCGCTACAAGCCGGCGCGTCGATTGATTTCGACGCTGGTCTCTCAGCCGGAGCAGGAATTGGCCTTTCCGTCGGTGTTGAAGCGAGCGCGAATGTTTCCGTGAATGCGTCGTTTGGGCTCGATGTTCAGGCGCAGGCTAACCTATCAAGTCCGATCTCTGCCGAAACCTCTGCCGGCTTCGCCTTGTCCGCGGCCGGCGGCGTAGGAGCGGCGATCGAAACTGTTGCGATCGTACAGACCCAGGCGGCAGCAGATAATGCGCGCCGATCTTTCGGCTCTGCGGCCCCTGCCGCACCCACACCAACGAAAGTCGATGGTGCTGCAGCGGCGGTGCCGGTCGGAGCGGGCTCGATTCCGAGCGCGAGCGCTTCCTCACTCAATGCGCCTGCCGGTGTGCCGCCTCCGTCCATAACACCTCAGCCGGCGATGCCGGACCAGTCGCGCACGCCGTTGGCACAGAGCGGAATGCCATCGACATCATCGCAGGCATCGGCAGCGAGCGCGCCATCTCCACCGACGGCCGACCCTCGCGCGACTTCATTCGGATTCGGTGTACCGCTTCGGCCACGCGTGGGGAACGCCGCAGACCTGCGAAGCAGCACCTCACAGGGGCGAATTCCGCTGCGGCCGCGCGCACCGGTAGCTGCGGTCCTCAGTTCAGACGATCCGACCGCGGCGCCATGGACTCAACTGCCTGTCAGTGTCGCGCAGGTGGCCGCCGACAAGACTCAAGCCAGCCGATACCCCGCCCGATCTTGCGGGTGTACCGGAAGATGCAGCCACGGAGCAGGAGCATGCCGATAAGCGTCGATCAATTGACCACCGAAGTTACGGTTGAACCTGAGCAGCAGTTGGGCGGAGCGCCGTCCTTGACTGCCAAAGCGAACGACCTGGCTGCGATCCGTGCGAAACTGGTTTCGCTCGCGCGGCTCGATCTCCGAATCCGGGCGGAAGGTTTCGATGACTGATCTCTTCACCTCAAAGGCGCCGGTCTTCAAGGTCGACGGCCAGGTCAAGGGCGAGCTTGCCCGCGACGTGTCGCAGCTGGCGATCGAGGAGGCAACCGATGGCCTGAAGAGCCTGTCTCTCCTGCTCATCGCGGAAGGGCCGCAGGACAACGCCTCCGAAGAGAAGCTGCTCTACCTCGACGGAGAGATCATCGACTTTGGCAAAGTGCTCGAGGTGTCGATCGGATCGACCGATGACTCGCGGATCATCTTCAAGGGGCCGATCAGCGCGATCGAAGTGCAATTCAGCGAAGGCGCCGAACCGCACGTTCAGGTCTTTGCCGAAGACAAGCTTATGGACCTCCGAATGACACGCCGGGTGAAGACCTGGGAAAACATGAGCGACACAGACATCGCGAATGCGATCGCTTCGGCCAACGGAGTCGACGCAGACGCCAACGCCACCGGTCCAACGTACAAAGTTGTGCAGCAATGGAACCAGAGTGACCTGGCTTTCCTGCGCGAGCGGGCGCGCCTGATCCAGGCGGAAGTTTGGTTCGAGAACGAGAAGCTGTGCTTCAAGACTCGCGGTAACCGCAGCGCGACAACGATCTCCCTGGTGCAGGGCAACAACCTCCGTGATGTACGAATCCGAGCCGACCTCGCTCATCAGCGCACCAAGATAAAGACCAGCGGATACGACGCCAGCCAGCGGGATCAAATCGACGAAGAAGCCGGGGCCGAGACGATTGAGGGCGAAATCTCCGGCGGCCGAACCGGACCCGGGATTTTGCAGCAGGCGTTCGGCGAACGGATCTCTTACAGGGTGCGCGAAAATCCATTGATCGCCGACGAGGCAAGCGCTTGGGCCAAGGCCGAGATGCTGCGGCGATGCCGGGGCTTTGTCTCAGTGCTCGGCATGACCGACGGCACACCCGACATGATCGTCGGCAGCAGGCTCAATCTCAGTCGCGTCGGGAAGCCATTCGAGGGCGACGGCTACTACGTGGTGAGAGTCCGCCACACTTACGACCTCGAGCATGGCTTTGTGACGCATTTCGAGGCGCAGCGCCCGACAATCAATGCTGGAGCGTGACGATGAGGATTGAGGCATTTCGTCCCGACGGTGACGCTCCGAGATACTTCGGAGTCTATCCCGCGATCGTTACCGACATCACCAGGGATACGGACAATCTCGGACGCATCGAGGTGAAGTTTCCATGGCTCGGAGCTGCCGGCAACGACGCGCGAGCGCTGGCGACGCTGTGTACGCCATATGCTGACGATGACCAGGGTTTCGAGATGATCCCCGCGGTCGGCTCGCAGGTGGTGGTCGCGTTCGAGGCCGGCAATCTCAGCCGTCCGTACATCATCGGCGCCTGCTGGAATGGGCAGGAAAAGCTGCCCGAGACTGCGCAAACACCAAACAACAAGCGGCTTATCAAAACGCGTTCGGGAAGCCTGCTCGAATTCGACGACACCGAAGGTGCGCCCAAGGTAACGATCTCGACCCAGAGCGGCCACAAGCTGGTGCTCGACGACGGCCAACAGGAAGTGCGCTTCACTCACTCCAACGGCTGCACAATCAAGATGAACGCGGCCGGCCAGGTAAGTATCAACGCCAATGCTTCGCTCGAGGTGAATGCTCCGGCGGTGAACGTTCACAGCGGCGTCGCGCAATTCGACGGCCTCATCCAATGCCAGTCGCTTATCACCAACGCCGTGGTCTCGAGTTCGTACACGCCCGGCGCGGGAAACATTTGGTAAGACGATGCCTCATCCACCCGAAAGAGACTGGATGATCGTGGCGCCCTGGTGGCAGTGGACCGATCCGGCATCGCATCTCGCGGGACAGCCGGTTTCCCCTGCTCCGCTCGATGGCCGCCTGTCGCAGCCGGTATTTCAGAAATACGACTCACCCGACCTGATCAACCAGTTTCTCAAGGATCCGCAGCATTGCCTCAAGTTCGTCGACGACGATCTAGTGCATTCGCTGCAACCGTCGCCCGGACCGCTACTTAGCAAGGCGAACAAGCTCTTGCGGATCGGAGCACGCAAGTTGCCGGACAACAGCGTGGTCGATCAGCAGTACCTGCCCGACGGAACCAACACCCGCAAGATTTTTCTCGATACTCACAAGCGCTTCTATCTGGTTACCTGCGGCATCCACTGCGACGGGCCGGGATTCCCAAAGGTTGCACGCGAGAAGGTATGCAAGGCGGGATTCGTGATTCGCCGCCGAACCATCACCCCACCAAGCGCCGGGGTTGAGGAAATCAAGCCTGTACTAAGAACCCTCGCCACCAGCCGGGCTCAACTCCAGCGGGTGAACCAGCTTACCGCGATCGAACAGGCTGCGCTGTCCACCGCGACGGGAAACGACAATGGCAATTCACTGCAAGGCACCAAGCTGGAGTCGTTGCTGCGAACGCGCGCCTCACTCCAGGCATTGGTCGAGGCTGAAAAAGCACGCTTCAACGACTGGGTGACACGCTTCGGTGTCGTGCCGCAACTGCAAGGGTGGCTCCCGTCGCCACTGGGTCTCGACAAAGTTGGAAGCTGGCAGCAGGTCGACGAGACTCCGGCCGATCTGGGCCTCGAATCGAGCTTTCCGCTCTACCCTCTGGTCGCTGATAAGAACGATCCCTCCCACGCTGGCCATTACGACACGGTTTACTTCGGCGTGCTTCCGACGTCCTCGCACGATCACGATGTCAGCGGCCGCGCGCGCTTCGATGATCGCGAGTTTTACGAGGTGCGATGCTGGGCGCTCCGCCACTTGAAGCCGCACGATCCCGATCAGCCCTGCCCCTGCCCTGACGGAATTTTCTGGAGCGTGCCAACCCGTCCTTACAAGCTGGCGTCACATTACGATCTGACCGGCACCAGCAATCAGCCAGTTACGATTCAGTTGCCCGATCTTAATGAACTCGCATCGCAAGCCAAGCCCCATCTCGGCGTCGGATTCGCCAAGCCCGCAGGCTCGCTGATGATCTCTGGCGACAAGGATGGCAAGCCACAATCGCCGGGACGCTCGAGCAAATTCGAAATCTGCTTCATCCCGATTCCGCTGATCACGATTGTCGCGAGCTTCGTGTTCGAACTGTTCCTGCCGGTTGTCATGCTGATTTTCCAGCTCTGGTGGATGCTGGCGCTCAAGTTCTGCATCCCGCCTGAAATCGACGTCGCCGGCGGCATCAGCGGCGAAATTGGTTTGGACGGCAAGATCGGAATCAGCGCCGATCTCAACGTGGACGCATCAATTGAGGCTTCGATCCAGGCTGGCGTCGACGTCTCGATCAACGGACCGGATATGGTTGGCGGAACCGACATCAGTATCGCCGGACGTTATGGCGTCGACGTCGCCAACACGCTGACAACCAGTTACTCACCGATCGCCTTGGCGAACATGCAGCTGGATGTCAGCGCGGCCTCGAATCCCGCCACCGCGCCCTCGGTTACCGCGAATATCGACTTCGAGCCGGAGGTGACCCACGCATGAGCGCATTTTCGTTCCTGGGTTCGGGATGGGCCTATCCGCTGATCCCCGACACGCAGGGCAATCTTGAGTATGCCGCCGGGCCAGACAAGGTCACGCAATCAATCTGGATCATCCTCGACACCGATCCTGGCGAGCGCATCATGAGGCCCACTTTTGGATGCGGCCTGCGGCGCTATCTGATGGCGCCAAATACCAGCGCAACCCGCGCGCTGATCAAGCATGACGTCGATATCGCGCTGGCGAACTTCGAGCCGCGCATCACGGTGACCGATCTCCAGGTGGTCCCTGGCGACGATCCCGCGCTGGTGCTGATTCGAATCGCGTATGTGCACGTTCGCGACAATCGGCCTGGAAACCTGGTTTATCCCTTCTACCTGGAGTAGCTGAAACTTGCCGCTGCCAAGTCCAATACTCGACGATCGCTCGTATCAGCAGCTTCGCGACGAGCTTATCCGCCGAATCCCGGTCTACGCGCCGGAATGGACCGATCATAACGCGAGCGATCCCGGGATTACCCTGATCGAGCTGTTCGCCTTTCTGGGCGAGAACCTGCTTTATCGTTTCAACCAGATTCCCGATGCCACCAAGCTCGCATTCCTGAGGCTGCTGCAGATTCCGCTGCGGCCGGCCACACCGGCGCGCGCGATGGTGACGCTGACCAGTAACGATTCCAGCGGCGCTGCGGTGCTGGTTCCTGTCGGCACTCAGATGATGGCCGGCTCGCTGCCGTTCGACTCGCTGACAGAAGTGTCCGCCTGGCCGCTCGAGATCACCACCATTGGTAAGATCATTTCCCTGCCGCCTGATTCTCCGGACGAGAAGGAGTTCGCGCAGGCTTCGATCGATGCGCGCGGCGGAATCAAACAGGGCGAACAAGCCGCGTACTACAAAAATCAGACGGTGCCAGGCGATCCCTCCGCACCCGATGCCGCGGCGGTGGACTTCAGCTCGGCGGCGGGTCCGGTGGACTTTCAGAAATCCGTTGACGGCGCGATCTGGATCGCGGTCCGCCGAATCGGCATCACCAATGTCAACCGCCTGGGCAGCGCCTTGCTCAGCATCGGTTTTGTTCCGGATCCCGTGGTCCCTTCGATCGATCAGATCTCCCAATGTCCCGGCACAGCGCCAAAGGACAACGGCGCGGAGATGATCTGGGAGGCTTCAACCGGAGTACTCGACAGCAACCAGCAGCCGACCTACACGACGATCAAAGTCATGGGCGACACCACACTGGGATTGACAAACCAGGGTGTCGTCCAGCTTCAGCTTCCGGATGACATCACCGCTCTCGGTGTCTTCATCCCGCCCGATTCCGACCTGCAAGGCACCGGCAGTTTCCCACCGCAGATCGAAGATACTCAGCTCGCGCAGAACGTAATCTTCTGGTTGCGCGGCTCACGTCGCGATCCGGCGCGGCCCCTTGGCAAGCTGATATTTGTTGGGATCAATGCCACCGAAGTTGTTCAGATGGTGAAGGCGCCAACTGAATTCATCGGCACAGGAAATGCCAATGCGAGCCAGACCTACAAGTTGATTCATCGACCTGTGATCGCAGGCACCACGCGCATCCAGGTTGAAGAAACTTCGGGTTGGACCGACTGGGAAGCCGTCGACGGCTTCGAAGACAGCCAGGAAGGATCGCGGCACTACGTGCTCGATCCTGAGGCCGGCAGTATCACTTTCGGAAACGGGATTCGCGGGCGTGCGCCGCAAATCGGAGAGCGAATCCGCGCCGTCGAGTACCGCTATGGCGGCGGCGCCGAGGGCAACGTCGGCGCCAAGGCGATCTCCCAGATCTCCGGTGTTCCGTCGGTGAAATGCTCCAACCCCCTGCCAGCGGTTGGCGGCGCTCCCGGCGAAACCATCGCCGACGGCCTCGAGCGCGTCCCCGGGGAATTTCGCCGCCACGATCGCGCCGTAACCAGCAGCGATTTTCAGGAATTGGCGCTGGCAACCCCGGGCGCCGCCGTTGGACGCGCCGACTGCATGCCACTTTTCGATCCGACTACCAAGGATCAGAACGCCGCGGGAGTTGTGAGCGTTGTCGTCTGGCCGCGAGAGGATTTGCGCAATCCCAACGCACCCCTGCCCGATCGGACGCTGCTTAGCAACGTATGCCAATGGCTCGACGCCCGCCGCCTGATAACTACTGAACTTTATGTCATCCCTCCGACATACAAGAAGATAGCGGTCGCGGTAGGTCTTCAGGCCAAGCCTGGCTACGGGATCGAAGCCGTCCGCCGCTGGGTCGAGCTCGTGGTGAGGCAGTATCTCGCGCCACTACCACCGTATGGTCCGGATGGCGGTGGATGGCCTCTCGGGCGCACCGTCTATGGCCCCGAGCTGGAAGCCGCGGCACTCCAGGTCGAAGGTGTCCAGTACATCGAATGCCTGAGGCTTGCCGCGTGGGATGATGGGGCGGGCAAGTGGACCGAAGCGGCGGGGGTGCCTGATGCGGACGGGTGTCCGCCACGGGAGAGCATCTCTTTGCAACTCTGGGAGGTGCCGGAAGTCGCCGAAATCACTGTGGTTCAGGGTCCGGCGATGAAACCCGGTGACGCGCTAGGGGCGGTCACACCGCCACTGGTGCCGATCCCGATACCCACGATCGTGGATGAGTGCTGAGCATGTCTGAGCTGCGGCCATACACTCTGCTTCGCACCGGAGATCAATGGGTAAGATGCTCATTCGATCGCACCTACCTCGACCTCGATTCGGGAGTCGTGGAACTTGCCTGGAGCACGACGACAATCGACTCGGCTGCTCCGGCGCCGGCTCTGGGAGCGGGCCTCGCTTTCGATAACGAATGCCGTCTCTATCATTGTCTTCCAGCTGAGGGACGAGTCGAGAGATTGCTGTGGAAGGCGATCGATCCCCTTGGACCAGTTAACGCACAATCACCTCCTGTCAATCTTATAGAGGCGGACTCTGAACCAACCTTCGGCGATTTCACCAGCTCTCAGCCTTCCAGTCCGCTTTTGGAGCCTCGCGGCGCGGCAGTCGACATCAATGATCGTCTGTTCATAGCTGAGACCGGGTCGGATCAGATCCTGGTTTATGATCTCTGGAGCGATCGACTCCTTCGCCGAATTGGCCTTCCTGGATCGCGCCCGACCGATCTCGCCGCACACGATGCCGAAGTCTATGCCGTGCTGAGCGCGAGCCGCAAAGTTGTACGACTGACGGCGCGTTCCGGACCGGACCCTTTCATCCTGCCTGCGGGATGCACGGCACCGTCGCGAATCGCGATCTCGTGCTGCGGACATATCGCGATCCTGGAAAAGGCCGCCACCGCTGACGCTCACATCTGGTTTGTCGACAAGGGATTTCCCGATCTGCCGGCCGCGTGGGC